GACCGAATTCAGAAAGACGCCGGCATCCCCCATCCCCGTCTGCGCCGATCGGCGCTGGGCGAAGTCCTGGGCGGCATTTTCCTGTTTTTGCCAAAAATGCTGACGTCGGACGGCCTCATCTTCCGCCCCGCTCCACCACCTCGAAGCGGAAGCTGCCGACGCGGAAGTCCGCCTGGTCCGCGCCGTTCAGCCGCACGCTTACCGACCGCGCCGAAAAGCGCGCATCGGTCTGCGCCGATATCGCATAGGATCCTACCGCCACCGGAGCGTCGTTCGGATAGAGGTGCGTCGTAAACGACACCGTCACCTCGCCCAGGCTGTTCACGTCCGGCACGATTTTGCGCACCATCAGTGTCCGCTCGCCCTGGCCGAGTTCCAGCGGCCCGCTTTCGGCGAAGGGCGTTATCCCGCCATGATCGACGCCGTTCTCGTGATCCCAGGCATTGCCGGCATCGTCACACATCATCGGATAGGCGAAGGGCCCCTTGTCGATACCGCAGAGCCGCGTCAGGTTACCGAAATTCCAGTGGTTCTCCCGGTAGTTATAGACGACATACCTGTCGTTCTCGGTGGCGGCCGCCGATGGATAGAACCACCAGATCTCGTCGAAGGCCGAGACGTGCACCGCCGTGACCTTGCTGAACTGGGTGGTGTTTATGTTCGAGAACACATAGTCGTGCACCTCGCACGATAGCGGCTCGCAATAGCCGTTGAACGCCCAGAAGCCGTTCGACGACATCCAGAAGGCCTGCACGTCCGTGGTGACGATGGCGCCGCGGCTGACGATGCCGCATTGCGCGCCGACCTTGGTGAAGCCGTAGACCAGGGGCTGGCCCAGGAAGGTCGCGAGCCACGCGTCGCTGTCGGTCAGGATCAGGGTCCCGCCGCTGACCCGCCGCCCGCACATCGCCTTGCCCGTGGTCTGCAGGGTGAAACGGCCGGCATAATTGGTCACGCCTTCGGCCCAGCTGCTATTGTCCTCGCGGTCCGACCACGCGACCTGCCTGGGATCGCCGCCGGCGCCCAAGGCCATCATGATGCGCTCGGCGGTGACCACCACGGCCGTGGCTGACGGCGCATTGGCGATCGCGGTGGCCGCCGCCGTGGGATTCAACGTCCATTGCCACAGCCGTCCGTCCTCGGCCATGACCCCGACAAGGTCCTCGCCCCAGGTATCGAGCGACCAGACCGAAGCGTCGGCGGTGACCGCGTCCGAGGTGTTCTGGCCCCGGCCGTAATCGCCGCGGCCATAGGGTCCGTCCCCATAGGCCCCGCCGGTGGTGGCGTCTGGCCGTCCGGCGGCAAAGCCTGCCGGCGTGATGTCGTAGAGATAGCCGCCGGAGGTCATGGCGTAGAGGCGGCTGTGCGTGCCGACCGCGCCCCACAGCTTGCCGGCATTGCTCTTCCACGCGATCATGGCGCGCGGCGCGCCGCTTAGGCTGCCGATGGATTTCCGCACCCAGCCGCCGACCGGCCGCTGTTCGCCGGAAAACCACCGCCACAGATTGGCGTTCAGCCAGCGGCCTTTGGATTTGTAATCCGTGCCGGTGCGGTAAAGTCCCGGCGGGATATCGAGCGTGACATAGGCCATCAGTAACCGATCGCCCACCAGGGAATGTCGACCGTCGCATTGCCATTGATCTGGTTGTTGGCCAGCACGCATCCTGTCCGCGACGGCGTACCGGCGACCAGGCCGACATTGTCCTTGGTATTGTCGAAGGACGAGACCCGCAGGCTGGGATAGACCCCCCAGCAGGCATTCGGAAAGGCGATGGGGAAGATGAGGCCCGTCGTGCTGTCGGCCGGGATGGTGCTGGCGATACCGCCCTGCACGATGACGCCCGTGACGGCGCCGCCGATCTCGACCGGTATGGTGATCGACCAGCTATTGCCCCATCCGCCGCCGCCGGACATGCCGACAAGACCCAGCGTGCCCAGCGCCGCGGCAACGCTGCCGAGATCGGACAGGTTCGCCGCCTTCTGCAGGCTCGACCCCTGGGCGTTCGACTGCGCCGTATTGGCATAACCCCTGGCCGCCGCGTCGTTGGCATGGACCTGGCTGTCGACAGCGTCGATCACGCCGTTGAGCTCATTGCCCCAATTGTCGAAGTCTCCGCCGTCGACCGGCTTGCCCCAACCATAGTTCGTCGTCGGTGTCGTCACGGCCTATCCCTTGAACTCGTTGTAGTCCTGGCCTTCCAGGGTGGTGGTCTGGTTGTTGGCGATCAACGACTGCACCATCTTGACGATCGACTGGCCGAAGAGCTCACTCCTCGCATCGTCGGCCATGTAGGGCGCCGCGTGCATCAGTGCCGTGTACAGATAGAGGTCGGGGTGATGGCTCAATACCCAATTGGTCAGGTTCGTCGCCGAAAGCGCCGGGATTTCCTGGTAGTAGGACAGCCTGTACGACGTGGCCGCCGCCGGCACGGGACACATCAGCATGTTCGCGCCGATGACGGCGTAATAGAGCGGCACGCCGGCGGTCTTCAGCCGCAGCCTCTGTTGCTTGGCCATCCAGTCGGGCGCCTGCTTGACCAGGGTGTGCGTGGCATTGCCGCTGTCGACGACATAGAGCGCGTCGATCAGGTCGGCGGGCAGCGCGACACGGTCGGCATTGGCCGCGATCGAAAGCGTGGTTTCCGCGATCATGAAGCGCGTGCGCAACACCTTGTTCAGCGTGGCTTCCGCCTGGGTGATGAAGTCGGGAATGGCCGCCGCCAGGTCGGCCCGGTTCAGCCAGTTGGCGATCGCCGCCTGCAGCGCATTATAGTCCGTGAAGGCCATCAGTAGGTCCTTGCCTGTCCGTTGTTGGTCTGAAGCGTGCCGCCGAAGGCCTGCGCCTGGCCGTCAATATTGATTTCACCCAGCGCCTTTTCGAAAAGCTGAGCCCAGGTGGCGGCGCGATCCGCATCCTCGATGTAAGGTGCGGCCTGGCTGAGCGCGCCGTAGAGATAGAGGTCGGGAAAGGCGTCGAGCAGCCAGTTGCCGCCGTTCTCGGATAGCGGATCGATCTGTCGGCGGTAGATCAAGGTCGCCGTCATCGCCGCCGACGCGGGGGGATCGAACAGCATATACCCGCCGGCGATCGCATAGCGCAGGGGAGGGCCATTTTCGGCGGTATCGCGCGCCGCATAGGCATCGAGCGTGATGAAGGCCAGGCGCGCTTCGCCGGCCCTCACGGCCCGCGCCGACACGAAATCGTCGGGCAAGGCCGCGCGGTCGGCGCTGAAGCTCAAGGTCGCAATGCCGGTCATCTGCCGGTGATCGAGGCGGCGGTTGATCACCGCCTCGGCCAAGGCGATGAAATCCGGTATCCGCCCGATCAGATCGGCCTCGTTGAGCCAGGCCGCGACGCTGTCCTTCAGCGCCCCATAGGAATTCAGAGCCATCAGCGCAGCACTCCGTTCACGTATCCTACCCGGCCCGCCGCGGTGCGCAGATAGGCATAGTCCCCGTCGTTCAGCACCTTGGCCAACCGGTCATGGTTCTCGGGATTGAGCGGATCCCAGCCCTCGACGGCGCGGCAGTGGTCGATCCAGATCTGCGGCAGATGCGCCACCCGCCGGGTATCGCGGGCGGCATTCCATCCGTCATTGTGGTTGCGCATGGCCTGGGTGGCGTCGAATACCGGCGCCAGTTTCTGTTCCTTCAAAACCGACATGGTGCCGTCGGCTTCGACGCGCAGCGATACCGAAACTCCGCTCTCGCCGGTCCATAGCGGCGTGAACCCGCCGCCGATGGCCTTGCCGCCGAGATCGGCCATCAGTCGAGAATCTCGACATAGCCGCGCGGCTCGCCGGCGCGGTCGGGCGCGTCCTGCAGCTCCCGGGCGATCGACAGGGGCAGGCTTATGACCTCGCCCTCGGCATAGGTCTCGTCGCCCAGCAAGGGCTCGTGACGCCCCGTGCTGATCTTGTCCGCCCCGCGCCGCGTCACGCGGCAGCTGACGACGGGCTCGGGCGCCTCGGGATTGAGATCGCGGGCAAACTTGCGCTTGGCCACGGCTTCGCCGCCGCCATCGATTTTAGGCGTTTCAGTCATATATTTCTCCAAAAAAGCTCCTTTCCTGCGTTAGCGGGGGAGCGAGGTGCTGCGAGCGCAAAGCGCGAAGCCTGCGACAAGGAGGCCGACGGCTGACACAGGACGCGCCATCTGCTACGACAGCGCCATGGCCTTCGATCGCCTTGGCCGCAACTTTGCGATATCTCTGCACACGCTATCAAAATAGCTCGCCACGAAACGCCCAGTCCTTGCCTTGGCGCTTCGAAGAGATTCTTCCGATGATCGATATTATCCGGCCGCGCTTGCGAAGGGGGGGCCATCCCAGTTGACGGAAACACCATTGACTTGGAATAGCGTAGTCAGTTCCGCCCGAGCCGCCTCTCGGTGGTTCCGCATTTTTTCTTCCTGCGGATTGGAGTAGGCGAGATGCGCGTGTGCTTGAAAATCCTCAAGTCCGTCATCATTAACGCAGATTGCCCGGACCGCCGTCTCTCCTAATTTAATTGCCCTGACGTCTCCGCATTTGGCAACCAAATAGCCGCTATCGCTCCTGCCGGGCTGCTTCGCGACAATGATATCGACGGTCTTGGCCTTCGCATCAGCGCCGGTGATGAGGCTGGCTCGGCAAACGCTCAAATCCCCCCTCTTTAACCCGGATTTACTAAAGGCGGCCACCTTGATGGTTCCGTCCTCGTTTGTCACGTTGAGGGGATTGATGAGTGCATAAACGAGGATTTCGCCATCCGCTACCGTGGAGGGCGAATGGTCTGACTGCTTCGAGAGTTCCTTGTCGCACTCGCAATGCGTCATGCATTTGTCAGATAGTCGTGCAGATCGTCGGGCAAGGAGGTGATCTTGGCTGCCTCTTCCTTGCCGGGAACGAACCGACCGTCAACAAGCATAGTATAAGCTAGGAAACCATCGCCTTCCAAGCTTGCGATTGCCCGGCGCCCGTTGGCAGCCCATTCGAAGACCACTTCGTCAGGCTGATAGGAAATTGCGGGTTGCCATTCCAAGCCCGAGAGCAACTGCTTGAATATTGTGGCCTCCGCTCTCATCGGCTCGATTTCCAACACGCTGGTGGTGGCGATAGCCATGGCTTCCCGGATGGCATCGCCAGTCAAGAAAACACCGCTCATGTCAGAAATACGTGTAGATGCAGCTTGATAACCAGCTTCGGCCCGATCCGTTGCGCCTTTCTGGGCATCGTCAGTGGATCTGTAACTGAACCATTGCAATTGCGTTTGACCGCCGGCATCAGTCTGCGCAACATGGAATTCGGTATCAAACCAAGTCGGCATGATCCGAGTGGGAGCTGCTGCGACTTCCATTGCTGACGGCGAAAGCGAGCAGATGGCAACGAGTGCCGCCATCTTTTGCAAATTCTCTTTAACCATTTGCATCATCCCCGAGGGTGAGGCCAACCAACGTCTGGATATCGGCCGTCACAGCCTTTCCAAACACGATCTTCGATAGGTTGTGCATCTTTTGCATGACAGATGTGGCCGCTTCTACATCCAAGTCAATGCCTTGGGGCCTATATTCAACGAAATTATAGAAGCCTGCCGATCGCACTATCTCGCCCGATGGGAGAGCGATATCGTTTGCGTCGATATTGAGATTGACGAGGAACTTGTTTTCCGGGGCGTCGGAAAACCATCCGCGATTATAATGCCACAACGACAATCCATTGATCGTCTCAGGAGGGAACAATAGGGCGGCATTTTCCAACAACGTATCGATCCGCGCCTCTGTCGGCTCTCCATCAAAATTGAAGCGGTCCCAGTATTCCAAACGGATATTGTCCACTTCGCCAGCGATCAGTGCCTGCTGTAGCGGTTGCCTCATCAACTGCCAGAATCGATCTCTCACCGGCGCCCAGCGGTCGTACTTTGTCGTGAAGTACCCGAAACGCATATCGCGGATACCCAGTTCTTCGACGAGTTGACCATCAACTATACGCGCGAATGACCAACCATTCATTTTGGGTTGAGGATTGGGCGGTGCCGCTAGCAGCGGCAGGTTTCCAAGTTGAACAGGAATCACCCCCACGATCGATGG